CTCCCCTGGTTCAAATCGACGTTGATAAGCCAAGTACGCTTTTGACAATGGAGGCCACTTGATACCGCATGCGTCGGTCCCGCCCCGTGCCTTGATTAAATAGGCATCCTGGATATCGGTAAGAGCCGTAATCCCAACCGCATAAAACACTCCCTTTGCATGTCCGCCCAAGTCCGCTGTTCGACCTGTCAATGAACGAACATACAAGCGAACAAGATGCTTGGCGTAAGACTTCCCGCCGCGTCTGATCGTGACCTGATCAACCATCGAAGCCCCCAAGTGATCTTGTCGCCGTGTCTTGCTCGAGTGGGGTACTGTCGTTCTTTGTCGAAATGGACGTAACAACTCGTACGGTCTCATTAACGTAGCTTCGATCGACTCGTAGATTCTTCATTCCAGGAGCGAAGCCAAGTCGACCGCGTAACGGAATCCCGTTTTCGTCCAAGAGCTTTAGTTTGCCCATGGAAATCATGTCGAGCTTTCCACCTGCCCCAACAATCTCTTGGTACCGAAGCTCGATCGACTCCGGAATAGGATTTCCGCGATTGGTGCAAAGATTCCGCGCCGTAATGATTTTCGCCATGGAATCGACCATCGGAGATTGCATTAGTGAATCGATGTCGTACTTGGACGAAACTCGACCGGCTATTTCCGCTGTGGTAAGCGCTATCTCATCGTTTACCGTCTCTTCCTCTTCGTCAACAAAGGATTGCATGCCCTGGGTTGCAAGGAATCGCCGGATCTTTTCGTAAGTGGTTAGGACGACTGCCATGATTCCCCCAAAAGGAAATAGGCAAGCGTTGCGGCTTGCCTACTTAGGATTTTTTGCCGCTGTGGACAATCGTTTAGAACACTACAGTACCGGTGGCGATACTCGTAGGAACGTGGTTGACGATCAAAGCGTTGTCGAGCGAGAACAAGTCTGTCGCTGTTGGGTTTGAGCGTGCTACCGACCAAGCGGACATACCAACCTTGACGTTGATAGGCGCACCATCGTATTCCGCGATTGGTTCGCTACCTTCGTAGCATCCAATAACATCGTCTCCTGGTTCGAAGCCCACGAACGTAGCTTGGTTAGCTGCCACAATCTTGTTGTACGTCTCCGCACCTTCAAGCCCCATGTCCAAACCTTCGTCGGTGATGTACCACACGACGTCTGGCATAAAGGTAAGTGTAGCTCGGTAAACGTTCTTCATTGTGTTCCCCACATCTCCATCGACTTCTCGAGTGATCTGTTGAAATGGTGGCGAAGATGTACCGTGGAGAGCCTGAACGAAAGCGTTCAGGATGACGTTGTTGAAAACTGCCCAATTGGTGATAATCGCTGCTAAGTGACCACCGTTTAGTTGTTGGAAAGCAGCGTTGATGTTCCCAAGTTGCAAAGGAATGTCCGTTGCATCACTTGCCCAAGTGCCTGTAATGATGTTACCTGCCCCAAGCATGTTTAGTTGGGTCTTGTTCGCCGCTGGCATCTGGAAGTTAATGCGTTGACGATTGCCCGAACCTGGATCGGTAAGCGAAAAATACTCATCGTCGCCATCGATAACGGTCCAAAGCGAATCGCGAAGCATACCAATAAGCATTGCCTTGCGCCAGTTAGCAGCAATTTGCCCCATGGTCTTTGTTTGTCGGGAAATCATGTCCGCCCCGGCTCGATCTCGAACCGCTGGATCGTCGATTTTTCCAAGGTTGTGGAGTACTTCCGCCGACAAAGATACTTGTTCGTGCATCCGTGGATACGTGAACATTACTTTGCCCATCGGATTCGCGGCTCGTCGGCCCGCTGCGGTTCCCGGCGCTCGCCCCTTACCGACCTTTCGGACGTTGTTGTAAATGTGATAGGCACCCTCGCGACCGTGCCCATAATTGAGCACATTCGAACCACCGACTTGCACCCCGAAAAGGTTAGCAAGCCAATCGGAACTGGACGCGACTTGCGAGACAACTCGCGTAAGTACCTGTGGTGATAGTAGGCTCTGTAGTGAAGCCATGGTTTTCCCTCTTTATGAAATGGTAAAGTACAGAACGAACTACGACTAAGTTGCCAACGTTTGAGTCAAGAATGCACCGGTCGAGAATGGAGCTGGTTGGACGGTTGCCAACCATCGAAGAGCACCAGCGACCGTAATTGCTTCGACAGAAACACGAGCCCCAATTTTGTTACCCGCTGTCGAGAACGTGATCGAGTCAGCTTGCAAATCGTTTCCGACGATGATGTCGTCACCCGCCGCACTCGAGATAACCAAGTTGTGATCCGAAGCACGAATAAATTCGTACTTCAATCCCAAACGGATCGTAGGCAAGGTAAACGTCGCGTTTGCGGTTGTCGCGATGAAGCGAGTGTTGTTATCCGCTGCAAGTACCGTGTAATCGGTGATCTTAACCGACTGACGTTGATACACACCCGATAGGCTATTCGTCTTGTCGTCGTCCAACAAGCAACCAAGCATTGCGAGAGCGTTCCGAGCCGCGTACTCGTTAGCGTTGCCGATCAAAGCAGCTCCAGCGATTCGCAGGAACTTGGCTTTTAGTGGGGCTCGCACAATCATTGGCCCACGTCGATCGACTGGGCCAAAAAAGCCATCGACCATGTGCAATTCGACTCCGAGTACTCCAACCAGGGTTTGAGTACCGTCGGTCGCTGCCGGATCCCATTGCTTCACCTTTGAAGTGGAGGTAATTTGACCCAATAGCATACCCTTACGAATAACGCTCGTAGGGGTGTTTGCCGCATCGACCATGGACGAATCAAATTGCGGTCCATCGCGAAGAACTTCCAGCTTGCTTTCATCCCCGCCCCAAAGCAGTTCAAAATCGACTGCAAAGTCTGCTGCGCCTACCCCTGGTGCTCCGAAGTGTCCGACGTTCATAATGGTCTCGCTTTAATTGATATGGTTGCTTGGTAGGTCTACTTACGTTTCAGCAAAGCGTTTACCGCTTCGTCTTCTTGGCTCTGAGTCATCTTGGCTTTCGCGTCCCACGAAGTAGGAGCAGCTACGGGTTTGACGCTCATGCGTTGCACACGTTCGCTAGGTGTCCAAACGGACCCCGCTGGATTCGCTTCCTTGGCACGGATCCATACTGCCGCTTCACCGGCTGAAACAGTGTCCTTTGCCGTGAGCGACATTTTCTGAACACTGACCTTGGAAACGATCGTTTTGAACTCATGGGGAGAACAACGACCGGAATCGAGTAGTGCCTTGGCGCGTCGACGTAAAGCAGTACGGGCAGATTCGATCTTTTCCCCTTCAAGCTTCTTGATTCGGTTCGCCAAGCTCATCGTCGCTATCTGTGGTTGCTCGGCCAATTGTGGCTGTTGCATCTGCTCCGGTGGTAGCTCGGTCGCTGGTTCGTCTGGCGCTGGCTGAGCGTTCGCCGCGACTGCTGTCATAAGAGCCGGTCGCAATCTCTCTAGGAAATTGACGGTAGTTGTGTCGTCAGGCAAAACAACATGAATTTGAGCAAGCAAAGCAACCACGTCGGCAACACTTGTTCCGGTAGTTGGTGCCTCGGTTGGTTTTGGTTCGGTGGTATCATCCGCTGCTGTGGTACCGGGTTCCATGTCGACACTGGATCCCATGCCACCGTCATCGCCTGATTCGGTTGTATCATCCTCATAATCAACTTCATCCTCTTCCGTCATTCCAGGCTTTGCCATGGTTGGACCCATTCGATATCGTGTTGGAGAATTGGACATACGGATGCACGACATGGCTTGCAAAACTGGGACAAACGGCCCTTGGGAGTGATCGACCGGATAGTCGACCAAGTCGCATGAGCCGATCAAGTCGCGATACGTGTTGCTCTTGGAATCCTTCCAAGAATCGAACAACACCGGCGATACAAAAACCGTATTGGTTTCCAGTTTCTCGATAGCCGATGGGGTTGTTGCTTCGATAGTTAGCTCTGCGGCTTTCCCGTCTGCGGTAACGCGAAAGTTTTTGAGATTGCCACACGTATCTTGCGACGATCGACTAACCCCTTTCGACGTGCTCATGCGTTTTGGCGCTGACATATCGGCTAGGTCTGGATGGTCCCAGTGGACAGGGATCGTATAACCCGCGTTTTGTATTCGCCTTACTTCGTTCGCCCAATGCTTTAGACGTTTCGGCGTAACAACGATGGTCCCGTCGAGGGACTCG